ATTTATTTTACATCTTGTTTATTTCTATATACTGACATTGCATGAAATCAAAATGATGAAATGAGGTTCTTACAGTATATTATATTTGTGATGAATCAAATTTGTTTGTAATCAAATCATTGTATGATAAGTTTATGAGATTTTTGTATTGAATGTTTTTTAGGTGGAGATATTGTTCAGGTCTATGTTTTCACCACAACTGCGTTATACCATTGATCTCTTGAGATGTTAAAATATCGATCACTGGAATGATTTATTATATCTTAAAATAAACATGAGAATTAAATCTCAAAGTTATAGAGGCAAGCTTCGTTCTATGCAAGTTAACAATAAAGTCAAAGGAGTCTTCAGACATCAAGGCGGCAACATGAGAGTTAGAAGCCTCGGGAACACGAAGTTTAATTTCAGCAAGATCCATATGATGAACCGCCCAATCCTTAGTACCAGGATGGGAACATTCAATTCTATGAAGAATACCCTTCAAATAATTATGGGCAGTCCGATTCATTCCAGCATCATACATTAATCCAACAATTTTTTGAAAAAAGGCCATAGACACCAATTTTGTGGGATGATCCCAATCAAAATTGTGATTAGCACTTCTTATCCAATAATCACTAGTTTGGCGCCAAGGAATTACCTTATGCCATCTTTCAGCATCAGGGTGAAGAAACCCGCCAAATTGATCAATCTTAACAAACCTCCTTTGGAGAAACTTAACACCATCCAGAACCAATCGATCATCTTGAACACCCGAATAGAACCGGTCGTGGTGATTTGACTTCGGAATGAGAATACGAGTCTCCGCAGGCTTTATGACCAAATTAAGCTTCTTGGCCATATCAATAAATTTGTCAGGAACAGGATCAGTTTCAGCAACCCAACTAGTGCAAAAATAAGGGATCCATTCAGGAGGAATAACAACTATTGTATCATCTCCGTAAAATATAGCGAACAACATACGAAGAACAGGAAGCCAATTTTTAACTTCAAATTTCAATAATTCAACAATAATTATCAACATAGCAATCTTAACACTGAAAGTATCAAAATGACTAGTGCCTTTATAACCACTAATCATAACTCCTATCACAACATAGAACAACTTAGAAAACCACTCAACAGTTTTCTGGTGAGTAGCCATCATCTCAGCAAGAAGAAGATGAAATAAAGCAAATAATTCTTTCTCGCTATGACTCGAGAAATCTATAAAATTCAACCGCATGACCGAGC